AATGCGTGACTCTTTCTTTCGAGACCTGCCACCTTTGACGGTGACAGAAGTAATTAAGCCTCTTTCCCTGGAGGAACGCACTTTTATACTCAATCAAAGGATGATTGAAATTGGCCGGGCAAGAATTAACCCAGACAACAGAATCGTCGGAATTAAGCGAGTTCGAAAAATTAGAGCAAGAACTCGATCCGCAGCATAGATTATTCTGTTATGAATACTTTGTCGACTTTGATCGTCGTCGGGCGGCTACTGCTGCCAATTTTCACCCTGACCATGGTATTCGTCTATTACGACGCCCCCAGATAAGTCACTTTATCAAGCTTCTTGGCGATGAACTGGCTAACGATTCCCTTATATCTCGCGATATGGTTCAGCATGAAATTCTCGAGGAATTTCTCCCAAGAGCAAAAGGTGATAAAGAAGTTGTTGGAGTCGATCGGGATGGTGTTGCATGGGAAGGGAAAGTCACAAATATGGCCGCACATGCCAAAGCCATTGATCTGATGGCTAAACACAGTGGTTTTACGCTTCCAGAGACTGTGAAAGGCGGTCTTACTATCAATATCAATCATAGAGCCTTGGGCATTACCGTCGAAGGCGAATCAGTGGAGATTACGAAAAATGAACAAAGTACAGGAGAAGTTAGCGAGGAAGGCAGCGGCTAAGAAGGATCTTGGTCTAGAAGAACCGGAAGTGGCAACGGAACCAGACGAGCCATTGAAAAATCAGGCGGGCGAGGAAATTGGCTCAAATGACGAAGTTCCGGAATCCACGGTAAGTGCTCAACAGGCCAAACCCACCGAGCCTCTGCCACTTACGGCGAACGAGGAAAAGGCAAAGGAAGAGGAATCAGGAAGTGAAAAACCCATGGGGGGTGAATAGGCCATATTACATCATACTTAGCCCATTTATGTATGAATTTGATCCTGAATTTTGGGATTCTACGGGCTGTGAGATTGTAATTCAGGAAAAAGTCCTTGGCTATTGACCTTCCAAATGAGTGGAATGCACGTGATTACCAGGCCCCTCTCTTTCAGCACATGTTTGAGGGGGGTCTTGAACGCAAACGTGGATGTGCTGTTTGGCACAGGCGTGGCGGTAAAGACTCGTGTTGTTTACAACTGTCCGCTGTATCATCACAAATGCGAGTTGGCACGATTTGGCATATGCTGCCAACTCTTAAACAGGGACGAAGAGTAATATGGGATGGCATAGACAGAGAAGGTCGAAGGATGATCGATCAGGCATTTCCCAAAGAGATGCGCGATCAATCCTCCCCGATCAACAATTCGGATATGCAAATCCGCTTCCGGAATGGAAGCATCTACCAAGTTGTAGGATCAGATAACTATGATAGTCTTATCGGAGCGAATCCAATTGGAGCAATACTCTCTGAATGGGCAGTCGCTGACCCTAAAGCCTGGGATTATCTTCGCCCAATCCTTGCGGAAAACGGCGGGTGGGCACTCTTTATATACACCCCTAGAGGAAAAAATCACGGTAAGAAACTGTATGATATGGCTAAGGCTAATCCTCGGTGGTTCTGTAGTTTGCTTACTGTTGATAACACTTTCCGGCCAGATGGTACTTACGTCATTGGACCCGACATTATTGCGGAAGAGCGGGTTGAAGGGATGTCTGAGGAAAAGATTCAGCAAGAGTATTATTGTTCATTTGAAGCAGGTATGGAAGGAGCATTCTATACCCTCGAATTAAATTTAGCGGAAAAAGAGGGCCGGATCGGGGACTTCCCACACGATCCAATGAAACAGTGCCAATCTTGGTGGGATATAGGATTTCGTGATGCCACAGCGATTATTATTACGCAGCGCGGGGACGATGGCAAGCCGATTATCATCGACTACCTCGAAGGGCGCAACAAAGCTCTTGACGAGTGGATTAGGGATATCCGCTCCCTCCCGTATGATTTTGACGAACACAACGGACCCCACGATCTTGAAAACACCGATTGGACGACCGGAAAGACAAGAAGGGAATTCGCCCTTAGCCTTAACTTCTCGTTCGAAATTGTATCGAAACTCCCGGTTCAAGATGGGATCGACGCGACGCGAGCAATCATACGAGTAGCAAGATTTAATGATCCAAAAGTCGGGAGATTACTTGACGGTCTCTATTCATATAGACGTGAGTATGATGATCGGCTCCAGATGTTTAGAGATAAGCCCTATCATGATTGGGCGAGTCACCCTGCTGATGCTATGCGCTATCTCAGCGTGGGATGGCACGATTACATTGGTGGGGTTAAAATCCTATCAAATCAGCACGGTGTAAAAGCAGCAGTAAGAGGGCACCAACGTCGCCAGAAGCAGAGTTATCAAGATATGTACCCTTGGATGTTCAATGATGATGGGAGTTTAAGAAATGGACGGCCTTGAAATTCGCAGACGTTATGATGCCCTCGTATCCCAGCGGAAGACTGTTGAGGATGTATGGGAGATTATCAACCAGTTGGTAGTTCCATTTCGGGGTGATTTTTTCCGTGACATAACCTCTGAACATGCTGTCACATGGAGGGACAATCGTGAAATCTTCGATTCCACCGCCATTGATGCTGCTCATATACTTGCTTCTTCTATTCATGGATCGCTTACTAGTCCTGCTATACGTTGGTTTGAGTTAGCTTTCCGTCAACTTGAATTGAATTCAATGCGAGAGCCTCGGGCATGGCTTGAAATGGCTGCGGAGAAATGCTTCAATGCCCTACAAGATTCAAACTTTAATCTCGAGGCCAATGAGACATACCTGGACCTGGTAACTTATGGTACCTCGATGATTATCGAAGAAGTCGAAGAGAGAAACGGGGCATTTCAAAGATTAATTTTTCAATCGGTCCCGGTCGAGGAAATGTGGTTTGAGCAAGATTGGGCTGGTCAGGCTCATCGGGCTTATCGTCGATATATGTGGACCCCGGTTCAAATCATTACTAAATTTGGCCCCAATGGTGTTCCACAGGACATACTTACTAAAGCGGCAACTTCACAGGGTATGGATGTAAAAGAAAGAGTAGTAATGTGTATCTATCCACGTGAGGACAAGAGGGATGCCGATGTTTCAAGAATATTGGCACCTTTAGAACGTCCCTATGGGATGAAATACATATTACATAAAGACGCCTATGAACTCGGGGACGAGGGTGGATATTACGAAAATCCCGCCTTTATACCCCGGTGGCGTAAAACTTCCAAGTCGATGTGGGGTCATGGCCCAGCAATGATAGCCCTGCCGGATATACTGACAGTCAATAGTCTCGTGGAGCTTATTTTGAAAGCGACAGAGAAGGTTGTCGACCCTCCGACCAAAGTAACAGAGCGGGGTCTATTGTCCGACCTCGACTTGGAACCTGCCGGTTTAACCGTCGTACGCACGATGGATTCAATGGAACCCTACGAGTCAAAAGCCCGATTCGATGTGAGCCAACTTCAACGTGAAGAGCTTCAACGGTCAATTCGAAGCATTTTCTTTGTGGATCAACTGGAACTTAAAGAGTCTCCGGCAATGACCGCGACAGAGGTACAAACGCGCTATGAACTTATGCAGCGATTACTTGGACCCACACTTGGACGACTACAATCGGATTATTTGGACCCGCTCGTACAAAGGACGTTTAATATACTTTACCGCGCTGGTCAGTTCGATGAACCCCCGGCAGTTGTTTTCGAAGGTACCGGTGAACTTGACATTATATATACGGGACCGCTCGTACGAGCGCAGAGAGCCGATATTGCTCAGGGTGTCACGCGCTGGGTTGCTTCGCTTGCCGAACTGGGTGAAATTGCACCTGATGTTTTGGACATCCCGGATTGGGATTCGATTGCTAAAGAACTCGCAAGTTTGGAAGGAGTGCCAGCCAAATTGATGCGTTCTGGTACTGAGGTTAAGAAAGTACGGAGACAGCGACAAGAGGCCAATGCTCAGGCATTAGAAGCTCTACAGGCACAGGAACAGGGCAAGGGCATGCAAGAAATGGGTAAAGGTCAACAAGCACTAGCAGAGGTTGTACCAATTGGACAAGGAACAGAAGCCGCCTAGTAAGAAACAAATAGCGGTTGATAAAGTAGTACATAAATCAGGATTTTTTTACCGTATATTCACTTCGCCAGATGGTAAAAAGGTCCTGGAATGGCTTGAGGAGGAGTTCGATATGGACGAAATCTTCAAAGCCGGGGAACCCAATACCACGAGTTATAATCTTGGTAAACGGGATGTTATAGTATATATTCGTCAGATGATAAGGTTGAAACAAAATGCCACCAGAGCCGAATTGGAAGGACAGTCTTCCGAAAGAGATAAGAAGTCATAAGACCCTAGCGGACGTTGCGGATGTAGGGTCCTTGGCTAAACAGTTCATTGATGCCCAAGCCGTAATGGGAACATCGATCCGTATTCCCGGGCCAGATGCCGGGGCTGAAGCACTATCAGCATTCCATTTAAAGCTTGCTGAGAAGGTGCCTGGGCTTATTCCAACGCCAAATCCGGATAGTGAAGAGCAAATGAGTGCTCTTTTTGATCGTATGGGTAGGCCGAAAGAGGCTATCGGGTACGAACACCCGGATGGTGTGGACCCAACGCAAATGACGGACTTTGCCGTGCTTGCACATGGGTTGGGGTTAACTAAGACCCAATATAAAGGAATGCTCTCCGAGCTTGTAAAGCATACCACTACCAAGCAAGAATCCACTGATGCGGAGTTTCAAGCCGCTTCACGTGCTCTTAAGCAGGAATGGGGTATCGTGTACGAGGATAATCTTCAGTTGGTACAATCCGTAATGAAGGGAACGGGTGCACCAAAGGAGTTTATGGAATTAGCAGCGGATAGTAAACTTCCAGCAGCTACGCTCAAGTGGCTTCATGCCATAGGAAAGCAATTGGGTACCGAGGGTATTAACTTCCAGAAAGATGAATCAACAACTCGACTTTCTCCAACGGAAGCAAAAGCCAGATCGGATGAAATTATGGCCGATACAAAAGGACCATATTGGGATGGTTCTCACCCACAACATAAGGAATATGTACAGCGTGTTGTTGATCTGAATAGGGCGGCAGCGGCTGGTGGCAAGCTTTGAGTGCTGGAAATGCGGGGCTTGTTGCCGGTTAGTAGGTTTCAAAGCCCCCGAGTTAGATCGTGGTGACAAAGCGTGTATCCATCTTACGGAGGGTAACTTCTGCGAAATTTATGAGGACAGGCCGGATTTCTGTCGCCTCAATCCGAGCCGCGATCCGAAAGATCAAGAAAAATGGTGCAAGCTCCAAGAAGCGAACTGGCAAAAATATGTAAAGACACTTGAGGGGGCTTGACAGACCCCCCGGGTCGTGTGGTATACTCTCTCGTAGAGATCGGGTGAGGGGTAGCTTAATTCTAGGTCCCTTGCCGCCTCCGGTTGCCAGCACGAACGCTGGAAGCTGAGGGTCCGGGTTACCGGGTAGCTCCGAGCGCAATCTTTCAATTTGTGTAGGAGCCAATCATGGTTAACACTGTTGACAATGTTTTCGTAGCAACATTCGAAAGCATTTTGCGTCACCTTGCGCAACAGATGCCTTCACGACTCCGGAGTAAGATTACCGAACGCGGTGTGAACTCCGAAGAGCACAACTGGGAACGGTTGGGCACTCGTGAAGCATTGGTGAAAACCACTAGACTCCAAGCCACGCCGGTGCAAGACTGGCCGTGGTCAAGACGCGTGTCAGTGCCGACAACGTACGATACCGGTGATTCCACCGAGCAGGAAGATATCATACAGATGATCATTGATCCAAACTCTAACCTCGCACAGTCGCAAGGCTATGCGATGCGTCGGGCGTTTGATGATGAGATTATCGCGGCAGCAACAGGCACGGCGCTTGATGGTCTAGGCGTTGCCAATCCATTCCCCGCCGCTCAAAAAGTGTTCGGGGTTACGGTTGATGTTTACGACACCAGCCTTAATTTCGATCTCGTTACCCAGACTACCGAAAAGTTCCTGGAAAACGATATCGATCCAGACGAGCCGAAGTGCATAGTAATCGGCCCTGTTCAAGCCCGAAAGCTCCTGCAGCTAACGGAAGCGACCAGTGGCGATTATGTCTATGTTAAAGCCCTCGCAGAAATGGGCTACATCGACAACTGGATGGGATATCAGTGGATCGTATCCACGCGGTTGAACCATCCGACTGCACCCGGCACGGATATCGATTGCTTTGCAATAACCAAGAAAGCAATCGGTTTGATGGTTGATCGCGATATCACTTCGCGAGTCGCAGAAGACCCATCTATCAGCTTCGCATGGCGGATTTATTCGTTCATGACGATCGGGGCTGTCCGGGTTGAGGACGAGCATATCGTTCAGCTGCAGCTAGCGGATACGATTTAACCCGTACTTCTGGCGAAGTGTGAGTTGGGGTCCCGATTTCGGGACCCCATTTTTACAGGAGAAGGAAGTGGATAAGGTTGCTGTCGGCTCAATTGCTGACTCAAAGCCCAGTTTTGTGGTATCCGTTCAAGCGGCTGCGGCCCTAACTGTTGGTGCCGGTGAACTTGTTATTGCTGTGGGCACGAACATCAAAAACATTAACAACCAGCGGGTTATATCGGGTCTTGAATTCGCGAGAGATACATTGCGGGAGGCTCAGTACCCAGTGGGTGTAGGACAATTCAATGTTGTCACTGGCGAACCCCCGAGCAACGTTAACGGCGCATATGTGATAACGAATCCGGCTGTGATCGGTATTTTACATACCGAGGATGAAGTTGTTATTGCATATGACCTAGCATTTTACGACGCGGGGAATTCGACAAATTTCTTGAACATTATTAACCGCGCCATTGAAGTGTTTCAGGAGCAAATTCTGAAACTAAACTAAAATAAGGAGTAAATCCATGAGAGTAGGAGCAAACGTTCGCCAGTATCATCGGATTAAAAAGATGCATGCGGAAGGGGTATCAGCAGATATAATTGCTATGTCCATTCCACTAACGCCACAGAGCCTTGAGAAGATTCTGGCTCATATTGACGGCAGGGAAGAAGTAACCTTGGCGGTCGAGGAAAATGCTGAGGTTCAAGCATTGCGATTAGAAGTCGCTCAGCAGGCCGCAAGATTGGCCAAATTTGAGGATCCGCAAGATGGCGAGACGACAGTCGAGATCGATACAGACCCGACCCCGGAAATCGAAGCTGGTGAAGAAGTCCAAGTTGATGAGGAAGTCGAAGACTCTAAAACGGAGTAAGCTCAGAAAAGCCCCTAAGGGTTATTGATGCCTCATATCAGTGACGAATGGTTCAAGTATCTAGTTCTCCAGAATATTGATGTTGTACCCATATACAGG